TTCATCATAAGTATACTCACTCAAATCATATCCTTCTTCAACTAGTTCACCAATAACTTGCAGAAATTCTTGAATATTTTCCTGCTCTTGTAAATCATCAGTTCCATTATCATAGATAGAAACATATGATTCTAAAAAGGATCTGTACTTTCCGCCAGTTAATCTTTCCATTAGAAATAATACTTTTTACTAATATTTATTTATTTGATTATGCTGGTTTTACTGTTGCTGATGGTTTAGCACCAGTTCCTACTTTTTTAGGCCCTACAATTTTAGGTCCAACTAATTTAGGACCAACTTTTGCTGGTCCAACTCCACGTCCAGGAAGTTTCTGAGCAGTTGCTGCCTTTGGAGTAATACCAAGTTTCTTTTGATATGTTTGCGTATTCTTTAGAGCAGTTCTATACTCTTGTTTTGCTGCTTGAGTTTCTGCTGCCTTAGAATATCTACCAATATTAAGTGCCCTACCAACTCTTGCACCAAGACTTGTGTCTCTGGATGCAACTGAAGGTCTGGCAAGATAAACTGGTTTTCCTCCCTTATATGCTAAATCACCAACTACTTGCTTACCAGATTTTGGATCACGAACTAATTGAGTTTTTGCAAGTTGAACGGTTTGTCTTTGTTTTCCAGCACCTGTACTCATGAATGCAGCACCTTTGGCATCTTTACTGGTGGTAGTTTTTCCACCAATACCAGTTAATGCAGATCCTTGTCTTGCACCATAAGTTCCTGCCTTTGCAGCAACTTGTCTTGCTCCTCTGGTATCTACAGTTTGCTGCGCTTTTTGAAGACCAGCACCTTGCTTAATTAATGCATTCTTTTGCTGGAACTTATCAAATCCAGTTGCTTTTGAAACTTCTTGTCTTGCTGGGCGGGTTTTATCTGCTGCATAATCATATGCCTTTCCGGCAGCATCTGCACCAGCAACTCCTGCAGCAAGTGCAGCAGCACCTTTAACAATTGGTGGTCCAGGAACCATCGCCCCGAATTTTGCTGCTGCTGCATATCCTGCCAGTTGTGAAGCAGCACCACCTGCTGCTCTTTGTTTTGATTGTCCTGCTTCTCTTCTTGCCTGATAATCCATAGCAGCACCAGCAACGTTTGCCGCAGGACCTGCAACACTACCTAAACGAGAACGAAGTCCTGGACCCTTTGGTGGCGCAGCGGCAGGTGTTGGTGCAGGTGCTGGAACGTTTCTAGTAGGTGGTTTAGGAGGTGGTGGAGTAGCACCTGAGGGTTGTCTAGGAGGCGTTTGGGTACTTCTAGGTGGCGTCTGAGCGCCTCTAGGAGGTGTTTGAGTAGGTCCTGAGGGTTGTCTAGGAGGCGTTTGAGTACGTGTCTGAGCGCCTCTAGGGGGCGTTTGGGTTTGTGTTTGTGTGGACTGTGTAGATCCTGAAGGTTGTCTAGGTGGTGTTTGTGTAGATCTAGAACCCCTTACGTCTTGTCCAGAAACATTTTGAGTTCTTGCTTTGACCCTTGCCCTTGCTCTTCTCATATTTTCACGTTCACCTTCAGTACCTAATCTACTAACCCACTTCTCAAAATCAGCATCATTCATTTTTTTCCATTGACCTGCCTCACTAGCAGCAGTTTCCGCAATAAATATAAACTCTCTAAAACTCTTCATTTATCCCTTACTTTTTTAGATATTTATAAAAAAAAGAGGGTCCGAAGACCCTCAGTTTACATCATCAGTTTTTTTACCTAACCATTCTGTCTCATAGTCATAATCCCCAAACAGAAACTCATCTGCTTCTGCTGCATTCTTATATGCATTTATGATATCTTGTTCCACCCATTCATCATAATTGGAATCATCTTTGAGTATTTTAGGGTTCATTTATAGTCCATCCATTTCTTCTTGGTCCAGTTCTATTGTATTTAACTGCGGCAGACATAGTTGCATATGAAATATTATGTAACTTACAAAATTGTTTTAATTTACCAACAATTATATATTCTTGCCCATCTGGAGAAATAAGTTTCCATTTTTTTGCTGATGGTGATAAGAAACCTTTTTCATATCTTTGTTTTGCTTTATCGCTTATTTTTCTTTTTCTTTCTTCACTACAAGGAACACCGTAACTTGGATTATTTTTTCCTGCTACTTTTTCACTTATTTTTTTCTTGGTTTCTTCTGTATGTTTTTTTGGACCATATCCACCCGATTTAATTTGTAGATTTCTTCTCTTTTCTATTTGTTCCTCCCATTTATCTCCATATATTTCTTGATATGTACGACCTTTATGTTTTGGCGGTCTAGAACTTTCGCAAATGTTAGTTAGTATTCCATTTTCATCATATCTTGATCTACCATATTTTTTTATTAATTGTTCTTCATAAACATAAGCATCATTTTCATTCTCAAAATATTCTACTATTTTGATTTCTGGTTCATATCCTTCTTTTCTTATTTTTTGTATTTTGTTGAACTTTCTTTCATTATCACTCTTTGCTCTTGATTTCTCAGACAAATGAAAATAGACCCTATCGTTTTTTCCCTTTCCAACATAGAAAGGAAGATTAACTCTAGGGTCTATTAATTCATAAACATAATACATAAGTAAGAAACTGAACTCTAATAGTATTTATATAATATTATATTTCAGTTTCTTGTAATTGTCAAAGTTTAAAATCACTAAAAGTATTAGCAGTAACATCATGTTTAATTCCACCGACAATGTAAGATTCATTTTCTGTTTCTTGATTGGCGGTTTGAAGTCCCTTAGAAGAGATCCAATGATCGGTCCAAGGGAGAGGATTATTCTTTGCTGAGATACTATAAAGAGGTTTCAGTCCGATTGCCTTCATTCTACGATTCGCAATCCATTCAACATACTGCTGTAACAGTTTATCATTTAATCCAATCATAGAACCGTCCTTGAACAGATACTCTGCCCAGAGTTTTTCCTGATTTACAGCATTCTCAAAGGTCTTGTAGACCCACTGCTCCTCCTCTTTGGAAATACGTGCCATCTCAGGGTCATCACCTTCCTTCCATTTGTTTAAAATGTTCTGAGTGATTACCAGGTGCTGATTTTCATCACGAGCAATTAGTGAGATGATTTTTGCACTTCCTTCCATAAGCTTGAGTTCGCCAAATGCAAAACTGCAAGCAAAACTGACATAAAAACGAATACCTTCAAGAATATTAACGTTTGCAACTGCTCTGAACAATTTGCGCTTGAGTTCATACCTTGCCTCTTGTGCGTATGGTACTTGTTCCAATGCGTGAACCCATTCATTTGAATTATCATAGTGATGAGCACTATTGATAAAATCATTATATGCCTGAGTCACACTCACGGCACGTTCCATGATACGGTCTTCTTTGAGAATAGTATCAAAAACTTCAGATGGGTCTGAATAAACGTTCTTGATAATATAAGTGTACGAGCGAGAATGGATCATTTCCATAAACTCCCATACTTTCATACATGCTTCTAGTTCGGGAAGGGAACAGTAAGGCGCGAACGCCATACCAGGACCACGACCCTGAACTGAATCCAACATTACCTGATACTTCAGGTTGCTGGTAAAGATGTGTTTTTGTTCTGGGCGAAGAGATTGATAATCTCCACGATCTTTCTGTAAGGAGACCTCTTCTGGTCTCCAGAAATAACCCAGTTGTTGTGTTGTTAGTTTATCAAAAATTGGATACTTGTAAGAATCGTATCTTTGTATTCCCAATGGTTGCCCAAAAAACATAGGTTGCTTTTTGGTATCTACTTCATTAGAGTTAAAAACGGTCATAGATTCAACCATTTTTTTATCCTCCAAACCTGTTTTAAATCTTACAAGACTCACAATCTTCCTCCTCTGATTCTAGAATATCGGAAATTAAATTTTCAAGAGACTGTTTGGTTTCTTCAACCTCATCAGTCTTATGATCATAAGTGTTTTGATAGTAACTGGTTTTCCAACCGTACTTATATGTAGTCAATAGGTCCTGAGCCATTATTGAAGTAGGAACTTCATTATCTGGGTAATTTTCTGGATTATAGGACCAGTTTCCAGAAATCGCTTGATCAAAGAACTTTTGCATAACAGCAACAATATGAATATACCCACGATTGCTAGGCATATCCCACAGAAGCGTATAATTGTTCTTAAGAGTTTGATATTGCGGAACAATTTGCTTAAGTGGACCTTTCTTCGACTTCTTAATGGACAAGTATCCGCGAGGTGGTTCAATTCCATTGGTTGCATTTGACACAACGGAACTGCTCTCCGATGGCATCTGTGCGGACAATGTTGAGTTCCGTACACCATACTGCTTAACTTGCTCCCTAAGATTATCCCAATCATACTTCAGTTCATTAGGGACGATTTCATCAACGTCCTTCTTGTATGTATCAATCGGTAGAATGCCCTGCCCATACTTTGTACGGTGTGAATATTCGCAAGCACCTTTTTCTTTCGCAAGATTGACCGTTGCCTGAATGAGATAATATTGGAATGCTTCAGTAAGATCGTGAACAAGTTTCCAAGCACCAGGATCATCATAGTGTTCGCCATGTCTTGCGAGATAATGTGCTAGACCAATAAATCCTATACCAAGAGAACGACGTGCTCTGGTGGCGATTTCTGCTGCTCTGACGGGATATCCTTGGAAATCAATAAGTTCATCCAGAGAGCGCACAGAAAGATCGCAGAGAACTTCAAGGTCTTCAAGGTCACGGATTTTACCAACATTAATTGCACTAAGAATGCAGAGAGCGATTTCACCATCAGTATCATCAATATGTTGAAGTGGTTTAGTAGGAAGAGTAATTTCTTGGCATAGATTACTCATCTCAACTTTATCCAAGAAGGAAGAGTGAGAATTGCAATGATCAATATTCATAATGTAAATACGACCAGTTTCTGCACGTTCTTTCAGGAGATCCAGAAAGAGTTCTTGAGCACCGATAGTTTTTCTTGGAATAGATGTATCTCGTTCATAAGATACATATAACTCGTCAAATCCATCAGTACCAAAAGCATCATACAGACCAGGAACGTCGTGTGGAGAGAAGAGTGAGATCTCTCGGTTTTGGATAAATCGTTCATAGAAGAGTTTGCTGATTTGGATACTGTAGTCTAATTTACGAACACGGTTATCTTCAGTTCCTTTATTGTTTTTTAATACTAGGATGTCTTCTATCTCTTGGTGCCAGATGGGGAAGTGGACAGTTGCTGATCCACCTCGGATGCCATTTTGAGTGCAGCATCGGACAGTTGCTTCAAACTTTTTGAGGAAAGGGACAACACCTGTGTGCTGTACTTCTCCACCTCTGATTTTAGCGTTGATGCCACGGATGCGACCTGCGTTGATACCGATTCCCGCCCTTTGTGCAACATACCTGCCGATAGCCATATCAGAAGTAAAGATGCTATCGAGGGTGTCATCAACATCAACAAGAACACAGCTAGCATATTGTCTAAGCGGTGTTCGCACTCCTGCCATGATTGGGGTGGGAATGTTGATTTTGTGTTTGGAGATTGCGTCATAGTACTTTTTAACGTAGTCTAAACGTGTTTCCTTTGGATACTTGGAGAAAATGGTTGCCGCAATCAAAAGATACATAAACTGTGGCGTTTCATAAAGTGCTCCAGTGCTTCTGTCCTGCACGAGATACTTATCAACGACTTGACGTAAACCTGCATAAGTGAACAAATAGTCACGACTATGATCAATAAACGACTGAAGTTTATCAAACTCTTCATCAGAATAGAGGTCCGCAATTTCTGCATCATAAACTCCGTTTTTGATACATTGATCAATATGCTGCTTTACAGTTGGTGCTTCGTGCATACGTCCAAAAATCTGTTTACGAATAGCAAACAGAAGCAAACGTGCTGCTACAAACTGATAATTGGGATGGTCTAAATCAATTAAATCCGAAGCAGAGCGAATCAAAATTTCTTGAATCTCTGCAGTTGTAATACCATCATAAAATTGAATACCAGACTGCATTTCAACTTGCGATGCAGACACATTTGCGAGGTCCTTACATGCCTCTTCCACCATGACGTGGAGTTTATTTAAATCAAGAGGTTCAGTTTTACCGTTCCTTTTGACGACTTTCGTTCCGTTGCTCATATTTTCTTCCAGTTGTTAAACTTAATTTTTGCTTCTAAGCCTGTGTATGTACTTGATTTTAACACATCCATAACGTTAAGTCCAGCGAGCACCATATCATTGATATCTTTTTGCTCAATGGATGTTGGCCAGATAATCACCTTATCGCCTCTATTGATTGTTTTTTCGATTCGGTTGACGATTTCTCGATTGCGAGGTTCGTTATCAAAAACGTAAATATAATCGCTCCAACCAAACGTCCTAATATCAACGTCGGACCCACACATAGCAACAGCATTTTGTACAAACGTGGAGTCGAAGGGTCCTTCAACGATGTAAATGGGTTGCGAAGAATCCACTTGGTCAAGACCGTAAATTTTTGGCGCATCATCCGAAAGCATCACAGTAATATATTTAACAGAGTTTGGAACTAGTGATCTTCCTTGAAATCCAATTAAATTATTTTCAGAATCAAATAATGGTATAATAATGCGACACTCATCTTTCTGAATTGATTCAAAAGTAGGTTTTTGATTGTTTGTCCATTCTTTGAATTTGTGAGCAAAATAAAACTTTTCTGGATTCAGTTTTCTTTTTTCTAGATACTCTCTAGCAATAGGTACTTCAGATGCTCTAGGAAGATCTAACTTTTTTTTAAACGATGGTTTTTTAAATTCAAACTTTGGTTGCTCAACCACAAAATTTTTACCTGTATGTCCTTCTTTAAATTTCTCTAAGGTATATTGCTTATGCAGATTAAGATCTATTTCCTTAAGAAAGTTGTTGAATGATAAACTGGCACCGCAGTTATGACACTTGAAATTAGTATTATTTTTTACTGTGTAAATATAACCTCTTGACTTGTTTTTGTTTTTTTGAGAATCACCACAAATAGGACAACGGAAGTTGTAGAGATCCGATTTGACCCTTTTAAATTTTTGTAGACGTGATGAGACTAAACCAATATACTTGGAATCAACAAAATCCATTACAAAAAATTTCTACCTCGTGCGCTCTATTATAACCTGTTGTGGGGATGCCGTCAAGAGTTTGGGAACAAATGCATTCATGATTCCAATGCCAACCACTACAAATGCAAGAACTCCTCCTGCCTGCCACCTAAACTTTTTAAGATCTTCTAATTTTGTTTCTATTTTTTCAAACTTATCTGCTATTTCTTTATGTTCTCTATCATTATCTTCTTTCATTTCATCTATCATCTTAACTAGAAGAGCATCATTTTTCATACTTTGTTCTATTCGCTCATCATGTTTTGCGAGAATTGTAGCAATACGGGAATTGCCCTCAGAAATTTTATCAACTGCTGCCTCTAATTTTGATAACATTTCGCGGGATAGGTCTTCATAAATACCGAGTTTAGATTCAAGAACCGCTAATTTTGATTCTTGTGAAAACATTTTATTTACATTTTTGGAGGTTTTCTTCTTTGCATTCTTGCAAGATCTTTAAAAAATGGATTCCAATTTCTTCTTTTACCTTTTCTCAAATCAACTGGAGGATCATCACCCGCCTCTTTTGTACCGGCAATTTGACCAGCACCAAGATTCATAGTTGGCACCCCCTCTTCTTTAATACAACGAATTATATCAATAATTTTGTCTATATCCATTAGATTGAATTTAAAATAGAAACACAATATTGATCCTTTTCAATATCGTCAATTTGAGATTTTGGATATTCCGGCAACCTATTTAAAAAAAGTAAAAAACTTTTTAATGCTGGCCAAAGATCTTGTTCCAAATTATAAAACAAAAGTGGAACGGCAGCATCATCAAATACATTAAAAAGAAGAATAAGATGATTAAGAATTAGATGTGCTTTTAAAATACCGTCTTTTTTATACTTTTTAAGTAGTTTTTTAACATATCTAATTCTTTTCAAATCATCTTCAAAATCATCTTTCGTCACTGCTTGTGGATTATTATAGAACTTTATAGCAAATAGCATGTAATTGCTATCATTCAACTCATCAAATCTCATATATTATCAGCTATCTGGCATTCTAGCATCATCACCAGCATCTCCATAAGTTCCCACTGCAGGAGTTCCTGAGCTAATACCACTCATTGCAACAAGAACTTCAGACTTAACTCTAAAATTACCCTGTGCATCTACATAGGTTGTTACTCCAACCCAACCAGCATGAGCAACACCATATGCTCCTGCTTTTCCACCAACAGTTGCCGCACTAGCAGCAGCAGCTTCATAAGTATCTACACCAAATACTGCAGAATATCTATTCGATTTTACATCAGGAGCAAAATACTGCCCGTCTTCCAAAGTATATTTTGGTTTTTGTGAAATGGTATATGCAACACCAACCAATCTACCGAAACCTACAGTTCCTATTCCAGTAATGAATTGTGTTGATGCAATAGAAACAATAGTATTGGATGTAATACCAGAAATTACTGCTTGACCAAAAGTATTACCAACACCGATTGAAATTACATCACCTACCGAAGCATTGGTAAAAGTTGTTCCAGATCCAGTAATTGTCTTATTAGACAAATCTACGGTAACTGTTCCTGTCGCATATACAGCGTCTGCTTTGCCCCAAAGAGCCATGTGTTTTACCTATAAATTCTTTTTCTATTGATATTTATAAAAAAAGGAGACCTTTAATTTTTGTCTCCCTTCCACAAGATAGTTTTTAAAAAATGAGTAATCAAGTCAAGCAATCCATTCTCCTCAAATCTTTTTGTTTTTGCTAACCATTCGGAAGCAGTTAACAGTAGACCAAGAAAAATAGTTACTCCCCAATTAGTTACTAAACACGTAATCATTCTTGTGGTTTAAAGAGAAGTTCTTTAACTGTGGCAAGAACCATATCATCAATACTATTATCAGTTGTTTTTACATATTTTTCAAGAAGTTCAACCACAAGATTTTTAACTGCCGGATGTGTTGCCAACTTAAGAATAAGTGGTTTTACCAGTGCAATTAGTGCATCCATGATGTCCTCCGTATAAAGAGTATCCTAAATTATTTATCCCCAAAAGGATCAATATTTATTTTTTTACATTATCACGAACCATTACAATAGGATTTTTAACTCCCATTGCTCTTATCTTGTTTTTAATAATATTAACCTTTGCATAATCATCACGAGTATCTTCAGAATCTTTAGAACCACAGGTTTCCTCTTCCACCTTTTCTGGAAGACCTTTGTGCTTAGTTTTTGCAAAATCTCTAAGTTGCTTTTCAGTCATGGTTTTATACATTTCAAGAGAAGCACCTTTTAATTCAGATGGGTCAATTTCACCTCTTTTTGCTGAAAGAGCTGCTCCTGCCGCTTGCTGTTGACTTACACTAACTGATTTTTCCACGAGTTGTGTATTCTCACGAACTTGACTATCTGGAAAAACTTTTACACAAGTATTTTTTCCACGCATTACATCAATTTTATTTTTTTTTTCTTTCTTATCAACTTCACTTATAAACTCTTCTCTTACACTTGAGGTATCTCTACCATCTGGTTTTCCACCTTTGCGACGCTGAATTGCATTATGAACTGCACCACGATATTCCTTTGCGCCACTTTCTACTTTACCATCTCCATCATAATCTCTGCCTGATTTTGCTGCTGCAGTTTGCTTACCACCTCTTGCCTCACTATCATATGGAGTACCGTATTCAGTCATTTCAACAGAGGAAATATTTGGATTGGCACGAAGTTCAGAAATTTTTGAACGTGTTGCATAACGAATGTATGAATTACCAGTTTTCTTATCAGTGACTCTTACTTTATATTTTCTTTCTCCGGTTTCTTCAAGTTGCAACAAATATTCATCAGTTTCTAAAGATTCAACAACATTAATTCCATACACGAATACTTTTTCAAGAGCAGAAATTAATGATTGTTCTACAATATCATCTACTGTAAATTCTTCATTTAATTTACCCATGAGTTTTTTCTTTGCCAATGCTTTAACCATAGCGGGTGCTGGAGATTTTGCCAGTTGTTGAAGATATGCTTGAGATACTTGTGCAGGAGTCATTCTAGTAACTCCACTCATCATTTTTTTAACTTTATATTTTACATCCGATGCAAGTTGAGATGCTTGTTTTTCTATATCAGTATCACCAGCAGCGTGACCGCGATGAGGTCCACCTTGCTCTTCAAAAATTTCTTTTTTCATTAGAAGTTTTAAATTACTTACTTTTCTTATACTTATTTATGAAATTAAGACCAAAATTCTTTTGTCCAAATGCTAAATTCTCTTTACCCGACTCATGTCCCTTAGACATAGAAGCAACATACTTTAAATAACCAGTAGTTCCCACTAGTGTGTTTGGTTTACCAGGAGATCTTTCAATACTATCAACAAATTTTTCTTGATAGGCTTCCGTAACATCTTTAATCCAAGATTTGAACATGATATTATCTTCAGTCACACAAATTAAATAATTAGTTCCTCTACGAATGATACGTCCCGTTAAACCAGTATTTAAATTTTCAACTAATTCGCCAACTTGATAAATTTTTTCCTGAATGTAATTTTCTCTTAGATTTTTCCAATCAAGTTTTGGTGCTATTTTCCAAACTTCAACAACAGTAGTATCTTCTACACCCATAGATTGGCGAAGAACATCAAAAATTGCTCTTGCATCTTTTGGTCTCATTTCTAGAGGCATCCCAGATCTAAAAGTTTTAAAGTCATTTTCCGCAGCAGCAAGTCTCATTCTTGAAGCAGAAAGGTCTTCGGCTTTATCAGAATCTGCGTCCTTTTCACCAATTGGCATTACTTCAATAGTGTCAAATTGATAAAGATTTCCATTATAACTATTGGACAATTTTTCAAACTCTTTTATTTTAGTAGGTCCACCAGCAATTCTCACGTTTGAATATCCATCATTATGTGCTTTCTTTAAAACATCAAAAATAGTACTCGTATTTGAATCATTTAATATTCTCTCACTATGCTGTGGAAACATTTGCCTCATTATTGATATTTTTGTATCTGGATCTAATGGATTTTTATTTCTATCCTGAGTTCGTGAAGGAATAATTACATAATCACTTCCTTCCGATTGAGCTACGCCTGCAGCAGTATCCATTAACTCGAGGTGCCCAATATGAGGAGGATTAAACCTACCATATACAACTGTTAATGTTCCCTTTGTTTTTTCTACGGGAAGATAATTTACTGGTGGAGATTCCTGAGCGATTGGTTGGGAAGGTAAGACTTGCTGCTGTTGAAGTGAAGGATCAACAAAATTTGGATTTGAAATATTCTTTTCTTTTTCTGTTTGCGCAGGATCCTTTCCAGGTGACTGACGCTTATTATAAAATTTTAATTCATCATTTACAGTTTTTGCTACAAATTCACCGTTCTTATACCATCCGCCATGCCCATCAGTATCTAATCCCATACGCTGAGCTTGCTGAACCGCTCTGGAAGCTTCTGTGATAAATTGGAGAAAATTTTTCATTACTTATTTTTAAAAATTTCAGTTGCTATTGTTTTTTCGTTTGCAACTATGTATTTTAGAGCATCTACTCTCATCTTTTTATATTTATTCTTTAACTTTTCTATCTTACAAGAATTTATTTTATCATCAAAAGTCTTATAAACGTGAGCAAGAAAATCTTCATATTTTAATGCCTTTGTTTTTGAACGACTTTCAAAAGAACTAATAATTTCTAATATTATATTATTCATAATTAACTTATCTGAAATCCTATTTTGTCACCAAGTCTTGTCGGAGAACTATTTGATGATCTTAAATAAAGTCTATTAACCAGAGTAGATCCACCTCCAGCAGACGCGGTAAAAGATGGCACACCCGTATTAGAGTTTATACCAGTTTTAACAAAGATAACTCTAGATTCATTTAAATACACTTTAAATATTTCTTTAAGATTTATATTTAAGGTTCCAGTCTTAGTCTTAGTTTCAATCAATTGTTCACATTTATATCTAACTTGCCCATAAGAAATTCTTTTTCTCCCAGAAAAATATTTGTTTAAAAATGGTTTCCAAGATTCATAATCCGAAATTAGGTCAATTGATTTTTTATTTCTTGGGGCATAATTTTTTTCCATATCATTAATGGCATCACTAGTTAGATCAGTAGTATTTTGCAAAAGTTGCCAACCATAAAATGGACCTTGTTTAATTGAGTAATTTGCCAATATATTCAATAAATTATAAGCATCTGACATTAATAAAATTTGTGATAATTTTCCCCGAACTACTGGAATTGCATATTGTGGTTTAATTTGGTTCGTAACTGCTCTTGCAGACTTGGCAGATATTAAATGTTCACTTTTTCCAGATATAATTTTATAATCATAAATGGGTTCACCAGATGATGGAATAAAAATTTTTGCAGAAGAAAGTTCAAATGTTGGTATTATATTACTCAATAGTCCTCTTCTATTTTTAACACATACTATTGGACCTAAAACTTCTCCAAAATCTTTGACCAGTTCATTCCAAGGAAACCCATCCATCATAATTCCAGAATAATCATGAGAACCTATTTTTGCATAATTTAAAAGTTGATGCAAATAATCAAATAATTCACCATCAATATCATTTCGGTTGTTTAATGCCTCAACAACAGCGTTATAATATGTAGTAACAGATGGATAAATTCCCTGTAATCCAAAACTACTGGGATTTAAGGGAAGATTAGATCTTGCATTTGTTATTGGTTTTACTAAATTGTCAATATTAATATAATAAATTTCTTCATCATTAGAAATATTAATTGCCGCTCTCGTATGCTCTTTAGTTTGAGAGTTAATATAAACTATCGGAGTCCCTTCATTTAATTTCCCAACTCTAGAAAAAGTACCATTCTTATTTCTTTTATAATAAGAAGAAAAAGATTTTTTTACTACAGATTGTTTATCACTACCTCTCCAATTCCTATTCCAGTTATCGGAACCGTAACTTGCCATTTTTATTTTTATTTTTATTTAGTGCCCGTGAGAAGATTTGAACTTCCACTGTATGGATTCTAAGTCCACCCTCTCTACCGTTGGAGTACACGGGCATAAATGGAGAATAGGAGAATCGAACTCCTAATAAGTGCTTGCAAAGCACCCGTTATACCGTTTAACTAATTCCCCAAAAAAGCATCTATACACAACAATGATCTAGATTGTGAAAGTGTATTTTCTACTCTATGTGTTAAACTTGGTAAAAAAATATAAAATTCACCATTTTCAAATTTTTTAGTCTCAATAATTTTATCTTCACCTTGAAGTTGAATTATTGAGTATTTATCCTTTTCTAAAGGAACATCTAAACCCCAAAGAATTCTTACTGTAGGTACGTTTGGAAAATAATCATTATCATTGTGCCAGTCTAAAGAATACGAGGGATCTAACAAATTAATTGCACAAATAGAAAGAAGATTAATTTCTTCTAAAGTTTTTGTAAGTATTGGTAAGTACTGAGTATTTCTTAGATACTCAGTACTATTTCCATAAAGTGCGGAAATATGCCACCCAATGGAGTTTGTTTTTTTATCCTGGTGGAGATACTCATTAATGGATATTGGGTGTCCTTTTTTACTAATTCCAATACTATATTCTTGCTTTTTACTAAAATCTTTAAATTCTAAATTGTTTTTGTTTTTAGCATATTCTTCATGTATGAGATTAAATCTTTCAGGAAGAAGTTTTAGTTTTGGATTAATTTTATAAAAATCTATAAAATTAGACATTTTCAGCAACTACTGCACCAATTTTATCATCAAGATTTTGAATTACAGAACGAATATCAGAGATACGTGGAGGAACACTTTCCGAATTATAGGTATATCCTTTTTGAGATTCAAAAAGAATTTGGCGAACTGCAGCAGCAGAACGAACATCCATTTTAATTGTTACTTGTTTTTCTTTAGTCATCGGTCATCAGCAGCACGGTTTTCGGAGAAATAAACATCAAAAGCACCTTCAGGATAACGCTTTAGAAGTTTTTGAACGTTACGAGCAACTACATCATCAATGCTGACTCCAAGCGCCATACATGCTTGGGCAACGTACCACATGATGTCACCAAGTTCAATGATCAGATGCTCGCGATTGTCTTCATTATAAGGTTTTCCTTGGAAGATCATTTTCTTGACAATTTCCATAAATTCGCCACCCTCAGCATTAATACCAACGGAGGCAGTCAGAAGACGTTCAATATTTGCACCTTTCTCATCCAGTTCAACCAAACGGTCAGAAAGAGCAAGAAAGTCTTTGGATGCATCGGAAGTTACGGCATCCACAAACTCAGCATACTTATCAAAATTAACGTGTTTTGCAGTTTCCATAAAATAATTTTTTTGTTTCTTAGTGTAGTTTAATTGTATTCGATAAATTGAAAATTGTCAACTTAGAATTGATAGGAATTACTGGTTAAAATATATCTTTCATCATTGCTATACCAACTAGCAAGAGTATATCTATTTCCCTCTGTAACTTTACTAACTCCATGAGTAAATTGAAGTCCTGAAGGATAAAAAATTATTTTTCCTTTTTGAGGAATACATGTTTTATTTTCATATACAAAAAAAGTGTTTCCACCTTTATAATCATGGTTCAAATAACATATTGAACTATAATCTCTCTGAAAACAATTACTTGGAGTTTTATCAGGATAAGTGTTATCTGAATGTGATTCCATTTTAATTCCTTCTGGCCAATGCACAATATCCCAAAATTCTAAAAAGACATATTTTTCATGAAATAATCTTGATACTTCCTGCAATGTTTTAGATTTGAAAACTTCCATTCTTTTTTGAATGACATTGTCAGTTATTTCATAAGGACAAAGAGTTCTTCCACGAAAAAAATTATCTTCTTGCCATTCACTCCTTTGATTACTATTTTTAAAATAGTCTATCAACATATCACATGTTTCATTATCTAAAAAGTTTGGTATTTCGTAAATCATTTATTCAAATTTAAACTTTTCGAATTTTTCTTTTGATGAAAACAAATCACCCTTTTTTGAATAAGAAGTAGATTTTTCATAATCTTCTTCCTGCCCAGAATTATGTATATCATTTTGAGCAGTTTGCTCACAATCATAAAGACGCATTTTAGCACGATCAATACCTACAATAAAACGCTTGTAGATTGTAGGGTCATTGTATCGGTTCTTCAATTGTTTTACCATGATCTGCCCCAACTGCTCAAGTTCTTCAGTGCTAATAAGTGCAAACATAAGATCGGCAGTAGCAGGAAGACCAAAAGATTCTGATGTATCAGTTAATTCAACATCAGAAGAACCATATCCACTACGTGTAGTTTGTGTAGCAGAGACAATAGGAACATTGAATTCTACAGCAAGTCCCCTAAGTTCCTCGGCAATTGCTTTGACAAATGTATACGAGTTAATATTGCTATTTCCTTTATACCTGCTGGAAGAGCAAATATTAAGGTAATCAATAAAAATAATATCAGGTTTAAATGACTTTTTAAGTGCAAGTTCATTGAGAAGTGCCTTAAAATGACCACTATGGGCAGAAGCAGTTGGATACTCTTTAATTATGAGAGATCCACTGGTTTTCTTTGCAAGATTAGTTACTTTATTTTCGAAGGTTGTTTTTGGTAATTCTTCCAACTGCTGAATGGGGACGTTTAGGAGATTTGCATCAATTCGTTCAGCAATTTTCTCTTCTGCCATCTCCATTGTAATGTAGAGAACGTTCCTCCCTTGGAGCAAGACGGAGCTAGCAACATGGCACATGAATAAAGACTTCCCGACACCCGTACCAGCAAGAGCGATATTAAGAGTCTTGTTAGGGAGACCGCCTTTGGTAATTTTGTTAAAGTACTCAAGATCAAATTCAATTTTATCCTCCTTTCTGTGATAATACTCATATCGTTCTTCATAGTTATTTAAGTAATCGTGTCCGATATTGTTATCAAAAGATACTGCTAAAGCATCCGAAAGAATATTTGGAATAGCATCTCTAGTTTTTTTCTCATCATTACCATCAGCAATATGGATAGATTCCATAAGTGCAATATAAATTGCACGATCACGGCACCATTTTTCAGTTATATCAAGTAACCAATTATTTTCTACAGGAAAATCATTCAAAGAATTACTAATTTCCCGAATTTCCTTTACTTGATCTTCGGTTAAATCTGTACGATTTTCTATTTCAATTTTAAGTGCTTCAATGGTAATTGCCGAACCATACTTAACAATGAATTGGACAATCTCTTCAAAAATAACTTTTTCGGTCTTTTTTTCAAAATAATCTGATTGAATAAAAGGTATGACCTTACGAGAATACGTTTCATTAAATACTAAATTTCTAAGAATAGTTTCTTCAATTCGTTCCATTAAATATACTCCAAATATCCACTCATAATATATTTTGGTCCACTAATAGGAGGATTTCCTTTATGGGGAAACATCCAAAGTGGGGGAAATATTAAAAGATTTCCTTTTTTAGGGGAAATTTTTAAATCGGAGAACACAGTCTCCCCACCATCATCTACAGTATTAAGATACCACAAAAATGATAAAAACCTAATAGAAGTATTTGAATCCATTACATCTACATGGGTATCAAATCTATCAATACCCCCAACTTCATATTTTTTTATGCGAAATTGTTCATATAAATTTTTTTCAGGAAAAACTCTATGGTCAACATAATTATAGTATACCTTTTTATAGATAATTGTTTTTTTGACAATATAATTATGAACTTTATTAATTTCTCTCGAAATATCTTTATTTTTTGTTAGATTAAATTGTGTGAAATTTGGATACCCATGCTGATCAAATCTTTCGTGCATATTTTCACTTCTATCAAAAATAGAAATAAGAGTATCACAAATATTAGGTTCTAAAGCATTTTCATAGATCTTAATAAAGTGTCTTAGATCAACCATAACTAAATTGATTTTTTGCAATTTCATCCAATTTATTCATCACTTCTTCAGTGAAATATTCTTCTGGATTGGCTAGAATTTGTTTGGCATAGATTTTCTTACCGTCCATCTCGTAGCGTCCTGCTACATTCTTCCAGAGTCCGCCAACCTCACCAAGTTCCAAAAGACCATAGTAACGATCAAGACCACGTTCATCATAAAACAAACGAACCTCTACATCCCTATTTTCCTTACTCAAACGTGACTTAGCAGTCTTTGCTTTGATAATGTTTCCAACAATTTCCGTTCCATCCTTCTCTTTTTTCTTTGAGAGATAAATGATACTAGAAGCGGCATACTTAAGACCACTACCACCACCCATTTCTTTAGTAGGAACGTAAGCACCAATAACATCATAAGTATGATTGGTTACAATCATTGGGATTTTTGCTTGACCCAATTTTAAAGTAAGCATACGAAATGCTCCTTTGACAAGTTGAGATTTAGTCATGTCACGAACTTGTTTGTCGTTGAGTGCATCAGTAATTTCCTTTTCTGTAGAAAGCATCCCTAAAGAGTCTAGCACAAACATGCATGGTTTACGTTCTTCTAAAGGTTTTTTCAAGTAGATATCTACTGCCTTGAGCGCCTTTCCACGAAACTCTTCAACAGTGACAACATTAACAACCACAAGACGAGAAGTATCAATTCCACGAGATTCTACAAGAGATTTAGTGATAGCAGCTTCAGTATCAAAGTAGAGACAATAACCATCGGGATTGGTATCAAGAAAATTCTTAACAACGGCGAGGCTGAAGAAAGTTTTTCCAGTACTAGACTCTCCAGCAATAGCAGTAATCTTGTTCCCAGATACACCACCAAATATGCTACCTGAAACCAGTGCATTAAAAATGTACGAACCTGTATCAACATAAGTCTCAGTCTCATCTATTTCTGAAGCAAGAGAAGCGTATTCTCCACCAACTTCTTTAATTAAGTCTTTAAGAAAATCCATTTTTTTCCTCCTTTAGATTATTTACTTTATATGACCACAGTTTAGCATAAAGTTGTGGATTAATATTTTTTAATGAGTCTATTATATACTCTAATTCTTTTTGATTAATAGGCAATTCCATTAAAAGAAAAATGATTCAAGATTTATAGTTTTTTCTTCTTGCCACCCAATAATATTCAGAATTGTTTTGAGTGGATCCAAGAATGCTTTCTCAAATTGTAGTTCATAATCAATATATTTGTCAAGACCAAGTTCTGTAGGAAACTGCTGAATAAAAGATATCACATTTTCTTGAATAATATTTGGTTTCTTTAGAAAAATGAACTTAACCTTTTCACCATTATTAATCAGAGAATACTTATTGGTAAGATTTTTCTGTTTTACATAATGATTGAACAATAATGCACCACGAACTTGAATCGGAGTTTTAGGTGCGTAAATATTGGAAGAAGAATGATACTTACGAACATCAGATGCAGTTCTAGGAAATGCAATTTGTTCTGGGGGAAGGGATTTAAACTCCTCACGACATTGATCAATAAACTTAATCATATCATCTTCAGTACCACTCATTAAGATATTAAAAGATTCTTTCAACATCTTACGACAAGGGGCAGGTGTAGAAGATTTAATTGCTTCAATACCTTTAATTTTAAGTTTGGGTTCAGCATAACGAACACCTTCACTATCCCACACACTTAAAATGTATCGCTTCTTTGCAGTCCAAATACCACGTTCGGCAATACACTCACGCTTCATGATCATTTTTTGCTCATAAGCATTCACATATTCCGCCAGTTCTTCGTAAGAATTTTCAATATACTTTTCAAATTCCACCTGACAGACCTTATCAAGGAACGAAACAACGCTTTGAGTAGTTTTCTCTCTTCCTTTGTATACACTCTCAACCAAAGGACCCATATTAACGTAAAGAGAATCAGTATCTGAAGCAATAACATAATCTTCACCATCAGTTTTAAGAATTTTATTCAAATAAGCATTTACCTTATTCATAATCCAATTAATTGAAACTTGACCAGAAAGGGTAATTGCCTCTGCATTTGCAAGTTTAAAATAACGGAAATACTGATTGCCAATAGCACCATAAGCGGAGTTAAGTTGAATCTTACGTGCCATTTGGATGTTGTTGCAACGAGAAATTTCTTTTTCCAATTCCTTCGTCTTTTTCTTTTCATATGCTTGTTCTGCCTCAAGCATTTTTTTCTTGAAGATCACACGTTCATTATAGATCTTCTCCATCAACTCCGGAAGCATACCTTTCACTCTATGATAGAGTGCTCCATTCGCAGTCATAGTGAGATTTACCTTTCGCAAAGGTTCCAAATCCAACTCTTGTTTGAGAAGTTTATCTACATTTACCTTTGCAGAAAGTTCTCTTACCTGTTTAAGTACCTCAAGTTCTTCTATAATTTCCTCACGGGTCATTTTACGAATATCTTTCCACATTTCAATTCTCCATAATTTTAGTATGCTTTTTGCGGTTTTCACTCATAGTAATAATCTGCAAGTTGTCTTCGTGATGCTTTCCTCCTTTTGAAATTGGAATTATGTGGTCTACTTCGTGAGGAACATTAGTTTCTTCTGTTAATCGTTTTGCTTCACAATAAATCTCATTTATTTTTTGTTGATTTGCAGTTTCATCAAAAGCATCTCTTATTCTACATCTTCTACGAGCAGCAACAGAGTTCAAAACTGCCCTCTTATGTTCTTCACCCAAATATCTAAATTTAGTAGAGCAAGAATGAGAACAAAAACGAAGTTTCCATTTTTCACTTATTGCCCTAAACCTACTTACGATAAATGGAGAACCGCAATTTTCACAATAAAGAGTTTCCTTTCTCTCTTTATTTTTATTCTCCAAATGTTTAGGTTTTTGGAGTCCATACTTTTGTATTTTTTGTTTAATAAGAGGATCAGAGCATCCAAAAAAATCAGCGCACTCTTTACGACTTTTATTTTCAAGAATATAAAGTTGGTTCAGTTGTTCTTTAGTTATATTGAATTTTGGTTGCATTTGTTTTATTGTATCCACACATTATTATTTATAAGATGAGGATATTCTACAACATTTTTTCCAACTCTGCAATACGATTATTAAGTTCATGCTTTTCAACAAGTGTTTCTGGAGATATTGCGTATTGCATAATCAAGTGTGGATAAAGTGAATTTAAGTCAAAACTTACCACATAATCATACATCCCAGGAATAGGTTCCTTTACATAAGCACCCTCATACTTGGTGTCTTTATCAGAACGTTCTTTAGGAGGAATAACAATATTTCTTTTCTTCAGATAGTTGTAAATGATCGTATCCCACATACGAACTTGAGAAAATACATCCTCATAGTTTGCCTTGGCGTCATATGCCATGGTAAGCGCAAGTTCAATCAGTTTCATCTTGTCTTCCAAACGGTCAACAAGTTCCACGTCCTTGATATTGTACTCTACAAACTTCTGCCAACCCTTGGTATAGAAGTCCTTGAACGTATCAAACTCGGAGTGATCTAGTTTCTTTTGCTTCAGTTCAACTTCAGCAATATAATCCAGTCGATAAGATTCCTGTGCCTTATAAGTAAATTTCTTATAAAGATCAAGATAGTCTAACTGTGAGATCCCTCCAATATCATAACAAAGATGCTTACGTCCAGAGATATAAGTTTCATCTTCAGTAACAAGTCCCCAAGGAGACAAACGCTTCATCAGTTTTTCACCAAGAACCCTATCAATTCTACGAACAAGATAAGGGATATCATACAGTTTGCTGTTCCACCCAGTCACAACTTCAGGAGTGTTGGATTCAATCATCCACCAATTAATGAAATCATTCAGAAGATCATACTCACTTGAGAATGAACGATAGTTTACATTCTTCTGTTTATTTTGAAAGGGACCCTTTCCCCAAGTGTTAATTTGTTTTGAAGAATAATCTTGAACAGTAATCAAAAGAACTTCTTCAGCAGCAGATTCTACATCAGGGAATCCATTTTCAGAAGCAACCTCAATATCAATAGTAGTTACTTTAATCTTATTAATGTCAAACTTCAATTCTTCTTCAGGATACATATCAGAAATATACTGATAGATGTATTGAGTATTTCCGAAGATTTTAAAGTTTTCTACATTCTCATACTTTTTAACGAACTCCCTACAATCACGGACAGATCCAGGTTGAACTGATTCTACATATTCTCCATTTAAAGTTTGGTATTTAGTTTTTTTATTGGCAGGGACAAAAAGAGTCGGGTTAAACTTCTCACGGGTCATGAAATGTTTTCCATCTTCATAACCACGGACAAGAAAGTTGTCCCCGACCATTTGAACGTTAGTGTAAAATCTCATTAGGCAGTTAATTCAAGGTATTTTCTAATAATATTTTCAGAAGGTTCAACAAGAGTTAAAATATGCTCAGAACTGATCATAATTTCTCTCTGTGTTGTATAATCTGGCCAAACTTTTAAAGAAATATTATGCGTAATTTCTTCTTTTATTATTTCATACGGATTGATCAATTTACAATTAGGTTCTCCAAGTTCCGCATAAACTTCTTCAACAATAGAAATAAGGCACGTATTATTATTCAATATAAGAGTCTTCAAATTCGGATTCTGAATTTGAGTCTGAGTCTGAGTCTGAGGTTGGTTCGTCATATGTGGATTTAAATATACTGCTATTATTATCTAAATTGGGATCTCCAATATCAGGTAAATTTAATTGGTCAAATTCTTGCTCAACAAGACCACTAATTTTTTCTTTATAAATGTCAATAATTGTATCGAGAGGATTGACAACAGTTACTACCCAATCAGATGTAATTGCAATTTTCCTATCAGAACTCAATAACATCCAAGGTGATAATGTGACTTCAACTGGAACATCTCCATTCTCTGAATTTTTTTCCTCAGTAATTAAAACAGATTTTGCAACTGATATTTTGTGAGGAAGATATAAAAGATATCCTTGAACTTTATCTTCAATGACCAATTCTTTCATATCAGCAATAATAGTATCACCCGTTTTTAATAACGCTAGTTTAATGGACATACCTAATCATTCCTTTGTATTCAAATTATAGTACGAAAAAAGGGAGGTGTCAACTGGATTTTGCCAGTTACCTCCCGTGGCATAGCGCCGACGATATTCAATTATATTTATAGGTAATCTTTGCGCTTATGATGATCAGGAACAATTCTACCAAGAGTCACAGTCAAAAGACCATCCTCAAAATCAACTGATCTAACTTCTGTATCATCAGAGAGTGTCCACGCTCTCTTAAAACTCCGTTGAGCCAAACCTTTATGGAGATAGTTGGACTCCGTTTCTTTATCTTCTTTTTGACCCTCAATAAAGAGTTTACCGTCTTGAGTGTAGACATAAACCTCTTTCTTCTTAAATCCAGCAAGGGCAAGTTCTAAACGCGATTCTACGTTACTGACTTGAACTAGATTATATGGAGGATAGTTAGTTGTGGTTTCATGTAGATGGAAAATGCGATCAAAATATTCATCCATTCCAATACTATATTTGTTGATCCTATCCATCAACGCAGGAAGATCTGCAGAATTAAATCTTGAAGTTGCAAGATTAGTCATTATGGTAGCTCCTTTAAAAGCGAGTTTGTGTTGTGTGGACCCTTTCGGCGTCCACATATAATTATAATACTTTTAATAAAAAAGCGGGTCGCAAAACCCGCACTTTATCATTCGGTTTCTACCGCTTTTCCCTTTTTCCCAATATTATACTTGGTTTCTAAAATCCAATCTCCTTTGTCCTTGTAAGCAAGGACTTTAATTTGATTTAAAGGAGCTATATCTTGAATTTTAGTAGCATCTACAATTCCAATTAACCCCCAATCTGCAAGCAGTTGAGCAATACGATTACGACGCTGAACATCATTCACAGTAAGATTTGCGTGTTTACCATCTAGAGCAAACAGTTCCTTAAAGTGAACGAGATAATATCTACCTTGCTTGTGCAAAATATGGCAAGACTGATAGATTTTCTTTTCCTTACGTGATGCGACTCCAATGCGAGTCAAAGTTTCGCGTACTTTCAAAAAGTCATCTGGTTCATTAAGAACCACTTCAACCATTTGATCGGGCGTCCACTTTACTTCAGGTTCTTGAACGACACTCATTTTGTTCCTCCAGTTTCAAATTTCGATTTAATAAATGTTAGTTGTTCTTTAGTAAGAATCCTCAAAGCTTGTTTTGCCTTTTCATTACTATAACCATAGTAACGTTTAACATAATCAAGATCTTTGATTTTATCTTGTCGGAGCCAGGGAGAAAATCTCTTCTTTTTCCTCAGACTATTTAGCAAAAAATCATATTGCATCTTCTTTGGAAGAAAATGATAGCGATTCATTTCATTCGCAAACATAATACAATCAATGTGCCCAGAAAAACATCTATTGATAATATATGGAGCATATTCCTTCTCAAGCGAAGGATCTTCATCAATCAGATTTTTCTTCGTTTGATTGATAGAGTTTAACCAGTCCTTCAATTCCATAATTAAAAAGCAAGAGTTCTTTACGTTGTTTTTGCTCACGCATATATTCACCAACAGAACGCATTGTGTAAGTAAGATCGAACTCAGCAGCGTTCCAGTTCTTAAACCTATCTTTTACAAGTTGATCGGAGTTATAACTTACCAGTTGATCCATTTTATTAGAATCACAATCGGCAGCAAACTTATCGTGATCAAATCCTTTGTGCATTGATCCCTTGTGCCCATAGAGATTATCCTTAATATCATAAGGAGGATCCAGATACATAAAAGCACCCATGTTTCCATCCATCAGATAGTCGTATGAGTAATTAGTTATACGCCATTTTGAAATCAACGAAGAATACGCAGGCAATTTTTCAATTCCACGCAGACTGAAGTTTGAATTGGATGCCTGTTCAGAAAATGAAGAACTCTCTGTGAGACCACTGAAACTACACTTATTGACAATATAGAAAGCCATAGCACGATCAATGCTTGGCAAATCTTTGTCATTAACTTGATCCTTTGCTTTAAGAAAAAGTTCTTTTGCCAGGACTGGAGTATTATTTGTCGTCTTAAGATCTACAAGTCTATCTTTAATATCAGTTCCAAACATCTGGAGTTGTTGCCAGAAGTTTACAAGAGGTTCATAAAGATCATTTACCCAAATATCTAGATTAGGATATTTCTTTGTGATATAAATTGCAACACTTCCACCACCAAGAAATGGTTCGCGGAACTCATCATAGTTGCGAAGATCTGGAAAGTAAGGTCCCATCTTTTCACAAGCACGGGACTTACCTCCTGGGTAGCGGAGCGGCGTCTTAAGAGATTTCATCACAAAATACGCTCCACAGAATCAAGAATTTCAGAAGAAGTAATGCACTTTTCTGCGGGTTCAATGTCATAAGCAAGAACTTCATAATCCCCATCTTGCAATTTAAACTTTGCCGTAGGAGATTTTTGAGTATAATATGTACGTGATTTTACAGTATCCCAATCAGTAGCAGCAATTATCATCTTTTCAGTATCAACCAAAAGCATATACTCAAAAGTTTTATCAATATTTTTATTATCAGATCGGAAATTTTTCAAATCAATTGCTTTTGTTGATCCATTTTGATTAAACATATTCAACATTCCTTTCATTTCCAATGGAGTTCCATCTTCAGAAAGAAAGTCTACTCCGTTTTGATAATCTCCAACATAAATTAATTGACCGTCACTCCATTTCGCAAATGATTTTTCTTGAAGATAAGTTCGGAAAGTTTTAAACACATTAGATTTCATTTGCTTTGTATTAGTTGCTTTAACACAACCAAAAAATTCAGCAAGATTGCAACGCTTGATGTCCATCATAATTAAGTATTCTTGTAATCAGGTTTATTATACTTCAGGTATTCAAAGAATGTAAGTTTCATTTCCTTCTGCGTCATGCCACAGTGCTTGGCGGCAGCAGGAAGAGTCATTTTAGCACGAAAGAGACCTTCATTTGCCTCTTTTACATTTTCGGGTGTGGTTTTGATTGGAACTTCAACAAGAGATGCTTTGTTAATTTTATATGGATTCATTTTAATTCCTCAATCATTTCAAATTCTTCAAATTGATCAGCGGATACTTCATATTCTCCACCAACAAGATACCAGTGTTTGCCATCATGACGAAGACCAAGATATTTCATTTGATCTTCTTCAAAAACATGCTCACGCATTGCTGCTTGAATTTTATAATGGATTAAATCAGATTTAGATGGGACTTTCATTTGAATTCACACTCACACATAATTTCAGTTAATGCTGCAAGAAGATTTATTTCCTGATCAGCCACGAACGCACATTGGTATTGATACTTAGCAATAACAAGAACGGCAGCAGGGATAGACTGGGGCGAAAGGCAATCATAACAGGCGTCATACACCCTACGAAGTAAACTAGAAGCATCGTTGTCCAAGTTGGAGACCACCCACTTGCGTACTTCGGTGAAGTTCTTTTCTTTAAGGTTCTTGATGAGTTCATTTACTGAGATGTCTGAGAACGATGCAAGAATTCCTGAGTCAATTTTACCCCCCGTAGAATACCTTTGAAGAGTATTGAGTAGTTGCCTTGTATCTGGAAAATAGTTTTTGATAAGTTCTGCTACAACTTTTTTATCATATTCAATATTTTCCTCGTCAAGAATGTGAGACATTCTATTAAAAATAGATACCATCATCTCAGGTTTTTCATTCTTTGGAATGGGAGTATATTTAAGAACAACACACCTTGATTGAATTGGTTCAATAATTTTATTAAGATTATTGCAGGTAAAAATAAAGCATACATTATTGTGAAGTTGCTCAATCACTCCACGAAGACAAAGCATCACATCATTAGTTGTCCCATCAAACTCATCAAAGAATACT